TCTGCTTCCTGTTTTGTTAAGTCTTCCTCTTCTTTTTTAGAAGACTTAGCTTTACTAACTAATCCCATAAACTTTATATAACAATTTTTCAATTTATTTATTAAGCATAGATAAAAATATCTCCTGCTTCTACTCTAATGTTACCTACATGATCTAATTGAGCAGTTGCAGCTGCTGCTTCTGAACCTGACAATGCACCAACTAAATGGTAGTTAGGAGTCTGGTCACCAGTAGCATTAGATGCCATATCGTTTACAATAGCAAGACGACCGTCATTACCATTATGACTAGCATCCCAAATTACTGCTGCACCTTGCTGTGCTGTTCCGTTGGAACCACCGAATACAATACCTGAATCACCGATTGTGGCTGAACCAGAATTTAGTAAGATGTAACGGTCTTCAATATCCAGGTTAGTAACGTTAGCATTGATAGTATCTCCGCTTACTACTAAATCCCCTCCTACTGTTAAGTTGTTAGTTATTGCAACTACTCCTGTTGTAGCATCAATATTTAAATTACCTGAAGTTGTAGTAACTGTATTATCGTCAGTTACACCTACTGTAATATTACCTGCTGTTACACCGGCAAATGTTGGGCTATCAGAAGTCTGTAAACCTAAATCTACTGTAGATTGAGCTACACCGTTTAAGGTCAATCTAGCTTCACCTTGATTAGGAGAATCTAATACAGATGCTGATAAAATACCTGATGGTACGTTAGAAATACTTAAGTAATCAACTTGGGCTGAACCTGAAATAGTACCTGCTGGTAAAATTGCTGATACATCACCGCTTGTTACAGTACCTAAAGTAACTAAGCTGCTATCACCAGGATAAGAAGTAGCGTCAGATAAGTCAAATGCTGGATCAGCATCACTTTCTCCTAGGTTTAATGTTACGCCACCAAAGCTTACGCTAGTATTAGCTAAAGATGCATTAGGAATATCTGATAAACCGAAGGTAATGGTATCAGTACCTGCATCACCAGAAAGAGTTAACCCTTGTCCTGAAGACGAAGCAAAATTTAATGCATCAGTTGTTGAATCCGCAAGAATACTTACTCCATTAACTGAAGCGGTTACGAATGAGTTGAATGCCGTAGCTGAAGTTAAGTATCCAGCGTCGTTAGTAAGCTGTGATATACTTGATCCCGATACGACGAGTTTTTTCCAAGTTGCCATGTTGTTATTTATATTTTAAATAAGGATTATAGTTAGTTTCTGTAATAATAAATATTACTATTTTAGATAAAACCGAAATAGTAATCGTTACTTGAACTATAGAATATACCACCTGGTACAGCTGTTGGTGGTGTTGATTGAGAAGTAAGCTGTAAAATACCTTGTGTATTTACTCTTACTTTCTCTTCTCCTGCTACCGATATCTTAAAAATATCTTGTACTCCATCTAAATCTATAGATAAAGACCCAGAAGTTGAAAAAGAACCAGACACATTGAGAGAGCCGGTTAAAAATTCTCCGACTCCTGGTAATTCATTTCGTATTTGTTCCCAAAATATCTGTGCCATTATTCAAATTTTCCAACAACTATAATTTCCATCGAATCATTAATAGTATATTCTAAACCTGGTCCAAAATCTACCTTTACATCAGATCCTACTTGATCAATTGAAGTAATAGCAGATGGCTCTATAATAACTCCATTAATAAATACTTGGAAATTAGCTACTACAAGGGCTGGGAAGTTAGGAGGTGGTGTAGATATAGTTACGTTACTAAATGTAATGCTGTTCTCTGAAGCATTAATAGTGGTTGTATATTCGTTTGTATCTATAATTTTCGATAATGATAGATATGTTCTTTCATTCGTTGTCATACCACTTGAAGTGATAGTGGTTGTTGATCTACCGGCAATTGCATCGTAGAATCTTGTCTTAGGTGCAGTACTTTCTGCTGTTCCTGCTCTTGCATTAAGTATTTCTTCAGTTCCTGCTACTTCTATACCAAATTTAACTGCTGATTTGCTATAAAATTTGTTCATATTAGCGATAGATGTATTAATACTGTCTGGTACTATGTGTCCCATCATGTTAATCTGAAAAGATGTCTTAACTGTACGATCTTCTCCTTGATTTACCTCTGTTGTAGTAGTGTAGCTGTCAATCATTGCACGGAAATTAAACTTTTCCGGGTCTCCCCAGTAGGCATCCGATGCAAAATTAATAGATTCTACTATTTTATTCATTTGCTCTACATATTCTGTAAATATAATGCAAGAATACGTGATATTAACGTAATCAGGTATAATAACCCCGTATAATTCTTTTACTTCTTCTCTATTATTTAATCTAGAAAATCTATCGTATACATTCTTCTTAGAATACCCTTTTTGAAAGATAGCAAAGTTGTTTGGATTGTTAGCATCCATTTTATTACCAAGAGACCTATTTTTTTCAATAGAATCTCTCTTAAACATGATAAGAGGAGTCTGTATCTTACCGTTTTTATCTCGATAGTAACCATCTTTCTGAACAGAAGCCCATCTTTCCGGTGATCCGTATAAGATAGGTACGTTTCTTCTTTTACCATTCTGAACTACTGATGGTTTAATTACGTTATTGAAGTAATAAACGATAGTTTCATCAATATCTCTAAGGCCAATGCTAAATTGTTTTACATCATCGTTCTTAACCGAGCGTTGATACCCTCTATTTTGACGAGTTACATCAGGAGTTGGCTGTTTTTGAGCATTATTATAGGTATCAATAGCAGCTTGAGATAACTGTGATTGTCTTTTAGGTAATATTTTAGTTTTCTTTGCCATCTATTAACGTGCTCTAGTAATTCCTACTTTATCTGTTCTTGTTAAATGACAATCTACTATAATAGATACAGAAGAACCGAATCTACTGCCGTAATTAGTTAAGTTGTAACTACTGTCTCTACCTACAAATAACTGGTTCTCTCTAACAGTATCTACTTCGTAATAATCTTCATGCCATAATACTATATCACCTACTTCAGGTACAGTATTTGCATCTACTAAATCCTGTCTAGTAAAAGCAAATGATGCTTCTCTACCTAAATCTGGGCCGAAATCGTCTACGGTTATTACTTGATCGCCTCTAGTTATAAGACAATTTAATTTAACTGGGTCTAAATATACTTTTTCTAGTGCTTCCCCGTATAAATTTGCTTGAGTATCGTTTAATGACAGTTTATAGTAGCCTATTTCTTGTTCTACTATATCTTTTAGAATCTCTCTACTGATGTGAGTTGAGAGTACGTTAAAATCTTTCTGACTGCCAAATAGCATATATTATTTCTTCTTTTCAATTGTTTTTTCTGCTACTTCTATCTTTTTTACTTCAGGTACTTTTTTACTTCAGGTATTCTCTGTACTGATGTATTTTTAAAAGAAGCAAAAGCCTCACTAGCTGTTTTTGTAGTGAGTATTTTTACTTTCATAATAGCAGTATTATTGTCACTATTATGCGAAACCTGATTAACAGTCAGTACGCCAGGAATAGCTCTAAGCATTTCTCCAACATCTTGAACAGTTACATCTTCAGAATGACCAATTCGTACCATTGCCTGGTAGATTGAGAATTGTATTTCTGAGATTAGATCAAATATTTTCATTATCCTACATATACATGCATTGGAACTCCGGCCATTGCATCGTTTATAAATTTAGTTTGTGTTGCAGATAATTCTAACTGATTAGTTAAAGAAGCAGTCTGCATTGTTGCTTTTAAATCTTCTACTAAGAATACTTTTTCATCTCTTGCATCAGCTAGTAAATCTGCTGCATTCATAGTTACTTCTGAACCTGGTACCGGTACTGTTTGGTATTTACCTCTAACATATGCAAGCATTTCCTTACAAGTAGCTACAGCGTATTTAAATATCCACTGTCTACCAATGGCATTAATTTCAGAATAAATTAGGTTTTGAGCGTTTACATTAGATATATTAGTGCTAATTCCGGTTGTAGAAGTTCCACCTCCGGTACCTGATACGGAACCTCCACTCTGTGCTCCGGCTGCGATTGCAACTGTATCGTCTATATATGCATCTAATTTATCTGCTATCCTGTAGTACTGTACTTTTAATTTACCTGTCGTTTTTGGTACAGGAAATATTCTTAATTTATTATTGTTAATTTCAAAGCTATAAGAAGACCTTCTAATTTGATCATTAAATTCAATAGCTTGTACTTTTAACATATCGTATGAGGCAGGCATTAATAAAAAATTGACCCCTGGTGAATAAGATCCAAAATCAAAAGCATCCATTAACGATTGAATACCAGTACCTGTACCTGCATAAGGATCAAAATACCTCAGTATTGCAGGAGGTGCTTCGTAAAATATTTTCCTAATTTCAATTGGTCCGGCGTTAATTAGAGCTTCTAAATCGTAATCTTGCTCTCCAACTTCTAAATCTATAAGAGCACTAAGCATATCCACATCGCCTCCTACTCCTGCTTCCATTCCGTACTGCTTACTTTGTCTAATTACGTTTTGAAGACTTGGTCTAAAAACTGTTGCATTAATAGCTTGTCCTCCTGCAGAACCTCCAACTGTACTAGACATTGTTTCAGCAGCAATAGCTTCTATTACTTCTTTACCGTATGCTGTAACTGCTTCTTCAAAAGCAGTATAAAATTGTCTTTCGTTTAATTCTATATCTAAAACAGGCCATCCTAATTTCTCGGCACAATATCTTGCAACCTTAGGAGCATCTTCTTGAAATGCTAGGTCGTCGTCGTAAAATCCGAAGGGAGTTGATTCACCTGCTATAAAATTGGTGGTTCCGTCCCAAATTTGAATGTCTGCCATATTATTGTTATTATTCTGTTGTTACTGCTACAAAATAACTAATTGT